AACTACTATATTTCTTCTTTTATCTTTTCTTCTTGCTGTGGTATTATCTAATTTTTCGTAAACCATTCCTTGAATTGAATCCTCTGGTAAAGTATTTTTCCAAAAATTATTTTTTGATGCATGATCCCACATAACTGTATTTTTATAATTATTTCGATCTGCTCTTGCGTTGTTAAGTTCTAACCTTAATTTCTGTAAATCATCAGAATTAGAAATTTCAGCTTGCCTTACTTGTGTTTCCAGTTTTATAACAGCAGAATTACGAACTAAATATTCATTTGTCATATCTTCAAACTCACGCCATTCTTTAATTTTTGCGGCATCAACCCTGTCAGTATCTTTTACTCTGCTACTTTTCCATGATTGTATTTCACTAACTGAAATAGCATCTGTACCATCAGCTTGTTTTACAGTTTTTATTCTTGCCCACCCTAAACCATCAGCATCAGCTCCATGAAAATGCATTTCTAAACTATTGCTATGTCCTCTAAGAAATTTGTGTTTTTCTACTTCTGCTACATAATTAGCAATTTCATCTTGGCTCATATATTTCCCAGCACCTGCAAATGTGTTAGCAGGGTCTGTTATATCAAATAATTCATCTAAATTTGCATCAGGATATTTTTGTATCAATTCAGTCATTGTTTGATATATTCCATATGACTCGTGGTTATGCACCAAATTTAATATTTTTTCATCATTTGGAGTATCAGCGGCACCCAAAGTGTTGTACATATTGTACGTTCTAGACCTTTTTAATCGAGAGTCAGACATTACCATTTCACCAACAAGAGAATTAGGAATTACGTTTACAAAATATTCATCTGCAAATTGCCTTGCATCTTCAGCAGTTTGTTCTACTGATATTTTTTTTATTTTTGCTGTATTTGTGATGTTGTAAACATCAAACAAGCCCTCATCGTTTTCTTTAATCCATGCAGACTTAGAATAATAATTTGCTTTTCCGTTTATATATTTTGGTTTAGAAAATTTGTGTTTTAATAAAACTGTGCCATCATCTTTGAAAAACGTGCTGTCGTTTATTCTAACTTCATAACTAATCATGTTTCGTCTTACTAAATCATAAATTTCAGAAAATTTTACTTCTGTATTATTTTTAGGATTTATTAGATCATAAAGACCATTTTGCCTTAATGCCGCGTCAAAAGTTACTTTTGGATCAGTTTTTGAAATAGTGCCTGCATTAATTTTTTTCCTAATTATATTTTGATATTCCTGCAACCAAGAATTGTATAAAGCGTTTGCTTTTAAAGTTTTATTAAAATTTTTACGAACAGCAACATCGTCTACAATATCTAAATCAACATTAAGTCTTATTCTTAATGCATCAATTGCATCAAATGAATTACTAACAACAGGTCCTGCCATCATTTGATAATCTGTTTCAGGCTCTTCGTATGAATGAAACGTCCTGTCATTTATGTCATTTACTTCTGTTTCGTATCTATCTGTCCTTATATTGTTTAACTCTAATTTATGACCTTCTCCACCCTTCATGCCTTCATCTGACGCTCTTTGATAACCTAATGCATTAATCAAATCTGCACCTAATGCTCTATATTTTACATCCGCAGTTCTACCAAAACCTGAAAGGTGTTCTTGGCTTATTTTACCCATCGGATCTTCACCAATAGCTACCCTGTGAGATAGTTCTGTTCTTGTTTCTTTTAGTGGTTTAATTAATTTGTGGCTTGTATCAATAATTTCATTTTTTGCATTTTGATGCGTGTTCCAATATATAGTGTTTTGCCAATTTGTATGCATCCTAACTATTGGATTACTTAAATATTCTTGTCGTTGTACGGGTGTCATTTCTGGCAAGTCATCAAAAACCCTATTAATATCATCTAAGATTTTTTTATTCTGTGGCATTTGAGGATCTGTTATATTTGCATAAGTAGCTTCTGGAGTATTTATAATTCTAGTATCAGATTTATGCACATTGCTTAATTGATTTGGTAAATCTTGTACACCTGCATTACCAAATGTTCGTTCAACTTTATAAACATATTTAGGCAACTCTTCTGATAAATACCTTTGCCTTATATCTTCTGGCAACTCACTCATTCTGCCATTTGGTATAAAGTTTTTATTGTTTGCTAATTCAATTGTGTTTCTTGCGCCACCTCTTAATATACGCCGTATAGCATTTTGCCCAATTTCCAATGGTATTCCAATTATTCCTGTACCTATCAAGAAACCTAAAACCTCACCTGGCTCTACATCTATTCCCAAAAATTCCGTTCCTGTAATATTGTTTTCTAAAAATGGTTTTATAGATGAATGTGGATTTGTTGTGTTAACTAAAAATGGCATAGAAATTGTAGACATAATATTATCTGCTAAACTATCACCAAAATTAGCTCTATGCGCTATCATTGCTTCTTCAAACAATCTTTCTTCTTCAGGATTAAACAATCCTGCTTTACGATAACCTTGCTGTACAAGTCCTGTTGAATACGGAATTAAATACCTTTCTTCTGCCATTTCAAACTTAAGTGCTTTACTAACATTGCTATAAGTAAGCCAGTTTTTTGGTCTAACAGTTCCCCAAAATCCTTTGTTTTGATATGCATTTTTTATTGCTCCAATTTGTTTTACAGGATTTTTTGCCAATACACTTTTTACAATACTGCCAGTCATTTTTAAACCGCTAGTTAAGAAAATTGTTTCTGCAACTGCTCTTGGTGCGTTTCTCAAAGCTTCAACTTGTCTAAATTCATTGAAAGCTAATTCTCCACCAAAACTACCAAATTGTTCTGTTCTTTTTGCGTTGGTTGATAAAATATTTTGCCAAGTATCTTTCCATAATACATTAGCATTTTTGTCTCTAACCCTTTCAGGTTTCATTCTTCCAAGCGCTATAAACACTTCGTCCATTGCTAATGTGCCAGCTTCATAAGGATCTATACTGTTGTAACCTGCTGTTTGACTTAAATATTTGTCTGCTATAGTTGTAAGTTCTGTAAATTTATTTTGTGGCAAATTTACTTTTTCTGTTTGTATAATATTACTTACTTGGTTAAATATTTGTTTTGCACTACGTATTTCTTGAAATGTAGATGCTTGTTGTTGTGCATCTTTATTTACTTGAAAAGTATCAAATTCAGGAGCATATTCTGCCGCTCCTTCGGGGTAATTTCTTATAATAGCTGGGTCTGTAGCAGGTCTCATATTAGGAGGACTGTAATCAGGAGCAGGTCCTAAACCAGGTGCGACTGGTGGTGGAGGTTGCGGTGGTCTTTCATATGTTTGACCTAATTGATTTGCCATATTAGCAGTTGGTTGTACTGGCATTATTGGCAACGTGCTATTTGCTGTTCGTTGCCTTCTAGTAAAATTTAAAAATGGTCTATCTGCGGGATCCGTATTACCTGGATCTCCTGGTGGTGGTGTTGTGTCGAAAAATTTGTTTGTTACCATTAGCCATAAAATAATCTTCTAGTTCTCGGTGATATTCTTTGTCTAGCCATATCTCTTGATCTTTGAGTTGCTTGTGCAAATCTTTGAGTATACGGAAACTCTTGTAGATATTGTTGAAACTGCAAAGTAGGAGCTTGACCTTGTTGTATTCTTCTGCCTAGCTCGCCATAATAATCTTGTATAGCCTGATTATAAACATCACCAGATGCTTGTCTTTGTACAGGTGTCATATTTCTTGGCAATGTACCAAAAAAAGTTGCCTGTGGATTGGCATCTAAAAATCTGGAAAAAACGCTAGACGGATCATTCTGTGCGCTCATATTACCAAATTGACTTGTAAATTCTTCAAATGTAGCCATTAACTACTCCTTCCCATAAATGCGTTTTTTGTAAAATTGTCTAATGTATTTTGATCAGTAGGAACACCATAAGCATTTGCTGTGTATTCAAGAAAAGAAGTCTTGCCTGCAAATTGCCTATCACCTGCCGCTTTTCTTACAGATTCATCATCTGCATTTGCGTAACTACTATCTACTTGTCTTAATTTGTTTGCCTGATCTCTTGACCATGCGTCATATAATGCGTCTGTATCAGGGCTTACATATCTCATATAGTTAGCGCCATACATACTATTAGCCATTCCTCTAATTAAATTAGATACAGTATATTTATTATCTGACCTATCACTAAATGCACTTGCTATACCTTGCCCAGTTGATTGCAAACCTGCGTCTTGTTCGTTTCTATATTTTGTTAAAAGCTTACCAAATGATGCTGTTTGTTTTTCAAACAATGTATTGCCAACATCACCTTGTAAAAACTCAGCCGTAAAGTCATCAAATGTTTGCATGGTACCAGGTTTATCTTTACCAAAATTTCTAGTAATATCTTCTGCCATATACGTAGCTTCTGCTTCTGGTTGCAAACTTGCAAAATACTGACCAATAGGACCGCTTTGATATAATATACTTTGACCAAGTCCTTGATTTGGCGCTAATTTATCTACACCACGAGCAAAACCAGATATTCTTGCATTGTCTGATAAAAATCTATCAATATAATTATTAAAGTTTGCATACTGTTGCCTTTCAGGTGGAGCATCAAACTCATCAAACATAGATAAATCTGGTGGTACTACTGGACCTGGTGCTGGTGGTGGCGGTGGTGCTGGTGGTGCTGGTGGTGCTGGTGGTTCTAAATAAGTAGAAGATAAATTACCAACATCAACTGTTTGATTAGGCACAGATCTCATTTCTGTTTCTGCACCTGGTTGAAAACCAACACCTGTTGCTTCTTGCCCAGTTGTTCTAATTGGAGTTCCTGTTTCGCCAGTACCAAGTTGTTGATTTATTCCTGACTCAGGTTGCGCTCTTTGTATTTCAAATTGTCTATACAATTCATCTAATGTAGTTGGACCATCTGCAAAAGCATTGTTCATTGCTTGAGTAGTTATTCCTACATCACTTGTATTTTCTGTAATATTTTCAACAGTTTCTCCGCCTTCTGTTACAAATTGTGCTTTTCTTCTTGCATCTGCTAAAGAGTCAGCTTCTACAGTTGTAGGGTATGTAGTGCCATCAGCTCTTCTTATTTGAATAAAATACTGCATTATATACCTTCCTCATTTATTTCTGTTCTTGCACCAGGTCTAGGTGTATTAGGCGCAACATCTTGCGTTGGTGCTTCTGTTGGTGGTGCAGGCGGAAAGCCTTGAGCTTGACTAGATAATACAGCACCATTAACACCTGGTGGTCCTGCTGGTGGCATACCTTGTTGTGCAGGTGGTGGTGCAGGTTGTCCTGCCATGTCAGGTCCTTGACCAGTCATGCCAAACTGTTGCATCATAGCTTGGAATTGTACATCCATTGCTGTTTCATCCTGCTGTTCTTTTTTCATTGCTTTTCTAAGCATGTCTAAATATACCATAGCTTCTTGTTGTTGACCTTTAGCCATCAATGCTTGCACAACATTTATCATAACTGCTTTTGGATCTAATGTCTCTCCCTGTTGTGCATTTATTTCTTTTTTGAAATCTTCTACATCCTGTACGTCTAATATGTTATCCCATATCCATACGTCAGGTGCAAGCGGATTAGGTCCTTCTCTCATCATTTGTGCCATTGTTACTTTTTGCGGATCATCTTGTGGCATCTGTGGTTTAATTGCAATTTCAATTGGTCCACCTTCTGCAATATCTTCTGGAGATATAGGACCCATAAACCATTTTTTAAGTTCATTGTACTTACCTCTCATCTCCATTGTTCCATAATCACCAGTAGCATATTGCGCTAAAAGTAACTCAGATATTTGTTGGTAGGCACTTTGTAAAGCATAAACTCTTGGTTGCACTTGATGCTCTGACCCAGACCTAAGTAGGTTTGCCGCGTAACCAGATAATTGAAATTGTAATTCACCATACGCAACATTTGGTAAACCACCTCTTTGCAGTTCTGCTGAAATCATGCCTAAATAATCTCCTGTGTTTGCAGGCATAGTTATTTCTGGCAACAAATCAATTGTTGTGTTTGCTGGCAAATCTACTTCTGTGCCATCACGCCATGGATCTGTTTCTAATGTTGCAGATCCGTCAGGACTTGTAACAACATACGGATGTCTCGTAGAACGAGAGATTAAAGTTTTCATAGAACTCATAGCAAAATTGTAATCATGGAACAGTTGCCGATTAGCCGCGAACACACTTTCTCCGTACTCACGAGATGTATACTCACTAGATAAATCTCCTTGTACGTATGGTTGCGGACCCACAACACCAACAAAGCAGGGAGCGCAGGGCATCCCTTGTATCATTACTCCGTGTGGCGTTGGTTTCTTGGCAAACTTTGGTCCACCTGCGTCTATGATTATGCAATTCATTTCTCTGTCGTAATAATCCCAAACATCAATTCCTTGTTCCTCGGCTTCTTGTTCAGGTGCAGAGACATCCATATTATATATAGCTTTTATTGATTCTTTAGTTCTTTTTTTTCTATGTGCAATGTAACTTATGCCTTCGTCATCCATTTCATAAACAACATGCAAAGGATCCCATGCAGTTATATCTACGTATGCACTACCATCAGGTCTTGTATTTAATACAGACCTACCAGCAAAATGACCTCGAAGTGTAATGTGAAAAGATAATTGTTCTCTTGCATTTGGTTGACCCATTCTTAACAATCTTTCATCTGCTAAGTTTAATGCACCAATTACCCACTTCTCTTTGTTGGCTCCAATAATTCTAGCCTGTTCATCTTTGCCTTCATTAGGCACCCTAACAATCATTGATGATGTTGTAAGATATGCCATAATTTTATCTGCTAAAACTTTTGGTGTGTTTGATGTGTATGATTGAAAACCCTCACCAGCATCGTACGGGTTCATACGATACAATGAATAGTCATCTTCCATTCTTCGTCTTACTTGCTTGAAACCTTCGGCTTCATATCTTCTTTTTATTTTGTCTAATAAATTATCTATCTGTGCCATTTACCATCTCTTTACAGTAATTTTAGTTTTTTCTTGAGCTAATCTTGCATAACCAAAATTAATTACAAGACCATAAACAATTGCCTTAGCACCATGGTTGAAAGCATCTCTTGGCTCCCTACCAACTACATTTCCGTTTCGGTCTGTTCTCCATGAGTATACATGAACTTGACCATCAAAGGGATTTTGACAACCACCTAGTTCAGAAATAATGCCACGGCATTGCGGGTTAAAGATCATGTTGGGTTTGTTGGACACAGGATGTGGTTTCAAAAAAGTATTGAACCTTTCTATCCCGTCCATCACTCCAACTTTCTCACTAATCATAGAGACGTTAGCCTTGTGCCACCAGACATCTACAGGTCGTCTTTCAGATTGCGCATGTGCCGCAATATCAATTACCCCTGAATCTACATCTTGCCACCATTCTCGATTTTGTGCAATCTCTATGATATCTTCTGTTGTTTTTTCTCTTTCGTATATTTCATCAATAATGCGCACTTGGTCATCAATTTTTTGTACAACCTCAACAGCATAAGCACTTTGTGTAATACTTGAGTAACCAGGATCTATCCATAAGTATACTGGCTGTCCTGCAACATATTGCGCATCTTCTGTTACATGCAACGCAACATCAAACAATGGGTGTACTAATCCCTTAGGGGGTGATGGCTTACCAGCAAGTCGCTCCATAAACCATGTGTCGCTGTGCAGTCTTTCAAGACTTAGTATTTCTGGATCGTTCCTACCACCAGGGTAGACTACAGAGTTAGACCATGATGGCAAACTAAAACTTATTGCATCATCAGGGTTAGGGTGCATTTGCCATGCTTCAAACCGCGAAGGGTACCAACCAAGACTAGCCTCAAACGTGCCTTCTAAAAATAACCACCCTCTCTTTTCTGCAATACGACCACGCAGTCTTAAAAAAGACTCAAAGTCTATCTGTGATGCTTCGCATGCAACAATACCATCTGGTGCTTCCATCGCTAGAGACCTGTAGTCTTGTGCTGACTTAGTCTTTATACGTATGCCGTTGACGCATTGTATTTCGCCTGGGTCTATACGCTTAGACGCACTTTTTAATAATCCTAGTCTGCCAAGCATGTCTAGTAAGTATTCAAATTCAGCTCGGCATCTTTCGTAGTCTCTGGCTACTAACCATATGATTCCATTGTCGGAGACTTCGTCAAACTTAGATAGAATGTGTACGGCACCCATAAATGATTTACCCGCACGCTCACCACCTGCTACTAACTTAATACGTGCTGGGTGGTTAAGTATCTTTACTTGCTCTTCAGTCAAGGCAAAGCCCAACTGATCAAGCAACATATCTCTATCTTCTACAAGCATTAGTTAAAATAAAATGAGTATTGATAAAAAGACTTCCTGTCCTCGCTCTTATGTTTACACTTAGGGCAAGTCTCTGGTTTCTCTTCGTAATCAGTTAGTACCTCGAAAGTGTCTGTCTCACACTCTTCGTTATTACATATGTAATCATACATTGGCATAGAGAATAAGATAACATAAAAAATAGGGGTAACGCAATATCCTGCATTTGGTATAAAGAAAAGGGGGTTTCTCTCTCTTTCGACACTATCTCTCTCTTCCCCCAAAAGAAATTGTAATCATATAGATTACTTGTGTCAATACGCAAAACTACGTTTCTAAAAATATCTAGGGGAGGTAGTCAAGGCAAAAAATAAATTTAGAACCATCCCTATTCCCTACCCCTGACGTATACTGCTAAGGCATACCCCCACCATCACCGCTATGTGGTTGTACGTCTGACTCAGCGTCATTCTGCTCTACGTTCTCAATGACAAGGTTTGATTCGATTCGCTCGTCCGACTCACGCAGTTCTTCGCGCTTGGACGAGGCAAGTCGGTGTCTCAGCATTTCAATAAGTCCTATAGCTTCGCTACTCTCGTTATTGTTCTTCTGACCCCATCGATCAGGATATCTCCGTTCCAAGAACCACGCACGTGCGCGCCAATCGGCACTGTCGACAATGTCGGAAATAGCATTACTTTCAGAGATACTCTCTGCCATCCTTAACGCTCCTGCGAAAGAGTGATACGGCTCTTCCTGTGTACTCTCCCCACGTTTGAGCCATCCAAAAAATGTCGAATGTGGAACTCCCACTTGTTCACACGCAGAACTAGGATAGTTCCCTTGTGCGACAAGCTGACATATTTTCTTACCAATTTCTTTGGTAAGTCGTGTTTTATTTCCCATACCAAAATTCTACTATACCAAACTGCCTAAAGGCAACTGACCATAGTGCAATAAGTTGCGTCCTCTTTACTACTATATGTTTACACATATAGATAGTAATTTTTAACATAATGTAAATACCTAAAGGTATTGACATATGTTATATGGTGTTATAGCTTGGTGTTATCGGTCAATCGGATCGGTGTAAACAAGTCGGTGCTAAAGCACCAAAGGAGAAATTCCATGCCTACAACTAAAGTTGTAAGAACTAGACTCAATAACAGACAAGTAAGCTACGCAGTAGCTAAGCATAACGGACACAAAGTCCCTAAGGACTTCAAGGACTGGACTTGGAAAACTGCCTTATCTTTCCTTAATGGAAAGACTAAGAAAGCCAAACTCGCTCGTGTAGACTTTGAAAAAGTCGCTGGTTATCCTGTTCCTGACGGCTCTTTCAGAGACCTGATTACAGGTAGAGTTACTAAAGTAACTAAGACCAAGACTTCCAAGAAGTCAAAGACTTCTACTACTACTACCAAAAAGCCAAAGGCTTCCAAGAGTAGTAAAAAGAACGGCAAGGTTGTAACTGTAAAGCAACCCATCAAAGATGGAATTGACTACAAGAGACTAGCACGAGAGATCATCAAAGCCCAAGCCTCAGAGAAATCTGAGGCAGAGGCTAGAGCCTCTAAAGAGGCTATCGATCGCTACACATCTGAGATGGAGATCAAGAGGTTGGGATGGTCATCCCAATTCAAATCAGAGGATAAGGCTATAAAGCCTTCTCATGTATGGGTCAAGGGCGAGGATGACATTCTCCCTAGAGGAGAGGATCTACTTAAAAAGTAGAACAGTATTTATCGCTCCTGAACATGAGCCTAAACTGTTCACAGTTTAACCAACTGCTCCACAGATGTGTGTCTGTGCTGATGATGACTCTAAAGAGTCGAAAGCAGAAAACTAAGACAAGTCTCGCATGAGCGAGGAAAGGAAATTTCTATGAAATTTAAAAGAACCGACTTATATCTTCCAAGTGAGGAAGATACATTTCAGACGTACGAGGAATACACCGAATGGCAAGATCTTTCTGAAGATCTTATCCAAGAGTTGCATTGTTGCATCAAAGATGCTTATGAGGTTGCTCCAGTGGATCACTCGTACACATGCGAGGAGATTGAAACCTTAGCAATTAAATTTTATGAACTTGGTAAAGTTCATGGCAAACAAGCCTCACACAAGTGAGAAAGGAACCTAAAATGTTAACTAACATTTTATACAAATCAAAATTAGCCTATCGGCTATACATAAAATTCTCAAAACACTACTCACGAGCGATTGATTTTCTTAGAAGAAAATTAAACGACTCAATCATAGCGATCGATAGAATCGATCCTTGTGCATTGGACTCGGACATGCGTGAGTACAGATCCATGCGATCGCTTGGGATCACATGGGAGCAAGTTGATACTCTTTCAGAGTATAACAGGAATGAGATATTTGAAGTCTTTGACTTCATCATAAGCGAGAAGAACGATTGGAATAGTAAGTGTAACTCTTGTTACCAAGAGATTAAACCTTTAGCAAAGGCGGTAGTTAAATAAATTTAACTAAACTACATATCGTCAAATGTTAAATTTGACTATATGTATAGGGTG